TTTCAGCCTGCCCGGGGCTGATTGATTCCTCTTCTTCAGGTTTAGCCTGATTGACTTGGGCAACACTCTTAATTATATGAGGAAAAAAATTAAATATATTCCAATGATCTGGGGCTCCAGTTCTGCATGATCTCCGCAAGCACCTCATTTTTAAGGAGCCATGAACGAACATCTCTACAGGTGGCCTACCAGGATCATTTTGATTTCTACCGAATACAAATTTAAAGAGACCGTTTGGCATTCTTTCAAGAACCCGCTTTCCGCATACCGAACAATATAAAAACATCTTTTTAGGCATATTACACCTTCGATGCTGTCCTTAACCTACAGTGGAGTATCTTATATTTGGTTTCGTCCGCCGCTTCCATCCGAGGCGATTCGATTATTTCTGTTATCAGAATACCCCCTATCAAAGTCCAAGGATTCGTCGGATGACTCTGATAAAACGGTATCCGTCTCGTAGTATCAGTTTGAGTTGGATCCGTAAGGAGTTCAAACATCGTGTCCTTCATTTGTGCATTTTTGTGCCATTCATTGTCTTTCCTACTGCAAATGAATATATCAAGGATAATATCTGACATATCTCCTATCTCAGCAGAGCCCATGACGACAGAATACCACTTGTCAAGCGTTCTACCCGAAACCTCAGGAGCAGACAAAGACTTGTCAAAGGTGACTGGATGAGCAGTCATGTTGTCCACAAAGAACTTCTTGACGCTATCCCAAATGTTTGCCTCTCTGGCTGTTGCATCAAGAGTCATTTTTCCTCCTATTGTTTTTTCGTTTGTTCCTGTATGATGGCATCCTGCTTCTTTTTCAATGCTTCTATTTGAACCTCTAACCTCTGGTACTGTTCTCTATCCCCAATATCGCTCCACGTAGAACAGTCTCGACTACCATGCTTTGCCTCCAACTGTCCCATCTGCATGGTAAGACCCAAGATACCATCACCCACGATCTTTTGTTCCAACCGCATATCCACTAAGTTCAAATCCTTAGCAGAAGCAAAATAGGCAACAGCACTATACATAGCTCCAGCCACGATAATAAAGGCGATGAATATTTCGAGTATGTTTTTCTTGGTCATTTTACATCCCTTTCTGTACGTTTTCAAAAACCTGTCTCAACTTAGCTATAAATTCATTCTCCATAAACTCTCCTTCTTCGCCCATTGAATCAGCAAACACTTTGTCATACAAAGGCCTTGCATCATCATAGAAAGTCAGGATATGAGCGATCTCCTTAATCGACACTTCCAAGGTTGCATGAACCTCTTTTGGATATACATCAACAACATTCATAATGCCATTGCCTCCTTTAGTCTCCGAGCTTCCCTGATCTTTTTCTTGATCTTAACCTTTCCAAAGAGCTTCCCCTTATACTTGAATTTAAGCTCCAGAAGTTGTGATATTACAACCCAATAGTTATAAACCATCGCAAGCTGTGGAGTATTGTCAGCCTTTTCATCAATCCTTCTCCTGATCTCTTTATTCATAATTACAGACCATTTGCCCCACTTAATATCCAGCCTACTGATCTTGCCACAGTACTCCTCAAAATTAGCTTCAATTAATTTGACAAAATCTTCGGGTGTTGAATTTTTAATAGTCATATCCAAGCTCCTTTAATTTTAGCCATTGATCTCCCAAACTGTTCAATGGCTTTACCTGTACGGTATTCGACAAGAGTGGGTTGAAAAAGAGGTCTCTCAGGTTGTCCCCTTCTACCATACTCCATCCACCTTGCGTATAAAGCGATAGGTAGCCTTCGTCCCTTGTCTCCTTTACCTAACCAAGAGACATTCCCCGAATCCATTTCCCCTGACGGGATACCTCCCATCCACCCGCTCAATTTACCATCCTTATGTTTGAACACAGAGATTGCCTTGAATAGTTCTCCTCTTAATTTCCAGAAGCCTCCTTTTGAACCAAACACATTATATTTCCAATCGTAGTATCGCATATTGTAAGGCTGATACGCCGAATCGTATTTTCCAGTTGTTATATTGACCCTGATAAGGTCTGCATAATCAGTTGCCATGCGGTATGGGAGCCTATCCATTTCTATTTTCGCCGTGATTAGTTCCTTATTACAGGCTCTATACCACCTTCTTAATTGAAAACCGATAAATCTAATGCTTATCATTGATGGCATGTTCTTTCACCCATCCGTCTAATATAGTTTCATGTATGATCCATGGTGAAACAGGTTTAAAATCTTCTGATAACCAAACACCACGCTTCATAAATCGAGTCCTATACTCCGCTTTATGTTCCTCTAATCTTTTATAGAGAACAAGGACTTCAGCCTTTATATTTGATAAATGTACCTTAAGGGCTTTCTGAAGGTTAACATCTAAACCTTCATTATCCCAAAAGACACAGAACCAATCAGTCTTGTTCCTATAACTATTAATCTCCCTCCAGCAGTCGATCTTAACTGCCTTGAACTTAACTCCACTTTTCTTGAATGATTCAACCGTCTTAGCAAAATTCGCATTAGGTTTCCCAGATGGGACCACAAATAGCGTCAACATAAGTGCCTCGGATCTGGCTTATTAAAGCCCCCATTCTCTATCATAATCTTGACCAAAATAACATGGTCACATTCTGGGCAAATGTACCTCTCATCTACTGTAACAGGAGGAATCGAAATTTTATGTCCACAGTTCCTACAAGATATTTGTTCGAGTTCTGGATATGGCATGCGTAACCTCCTACGCCTGCGAAATAGTCTGTACCTCTTGCACAGACTCATAAGACAACCACGTACTCTTTACGCAGTTGTGGTAGTCGTTGATGATGATGTGGTGCTTGTGGTTGAACTTGTTGTAGTTGGTCTAACATCCTCCCCGACCTTTACAACGTCACAAGCCTCAAAACGATATTTCCTAACTGCTTCCGCTCTCCAGTAATTACCTGCACCTATACCCGATGTGATTCTGATTCGATCAAGATGCTGGATGCCATAACTACTGGGGCACCAGATTTCGTGCGTTTCGATGCCAAGTAAACCCAATTCCTCTGCGGTCTCTAAATCCTGTCCGAATAGCGGGGTCGTAAGGAGCAAATCAATATCTTGCTTAATGATGTCCCAATAGGTCTCCATCACATAAGTATTTGGATTTCTCCTCTCCCCTGGACGTAAAATGCTCACCTTTACGTTTGTCTTATATAAAACCGACTCATATCGAATAATAACATTCTCGAACAGGGTCGGCGTAAAGTGCATCACTACATAGCGGTCCCCAGTGGTATCAAATTCGATGATGTCTCCAGCTATCATCGGGGAGTCATAAGTGATCTGCGCCTCAAGGAAGAACTCACGAATAAAAGGCTTCGTGACCTGCTCATTCGGTTTGGCAGTCAAATAATTTCCAGCAACATTACCAGAATCTCTGATAATCGTATAAGCCAAACCTACTTCGACAATAGCTTCCTTAATATCTGGACCGATAGTCATTAATCAGTTTCCTTAGGAGTCAAGATAGTCTCGTTGTCATCATCATAGGTAAGGTCACGACCCGTTTGGGGCGCATAAGCAAACCCCGCATCGATCTTTGTACCAAGCGCATTAATCGCACTCACCCCAGCAAATTCAAGGGCAAACTCCTCTATCGCCTTTGAGTACTGCTCATCCATATATTTGATAATATCTCTGTAATGCTCGAAACGGTGCTGGAGATTAATCTGCTCATACTTAAATTTATGAGCGGATTCGGTGAGTAGATAAAAGAAGATGTGTCTTTTGGCTCTGGACTTCATCCATAAAACTTGAAACTCATTGGAGGGTGGGTACAAGAAGCCTGTTTCCCTTGAGGCATCATCACAAGCGTTGCTGTAATCATCTGAATCCAAATAATTTGTGAGCCCCTTCACCTCCTTTTCCAGCAAAGTCATCATTTGATTCTTGGTTAACGACATCACCTTCTCCTTAACTTGGGTTTGGGTTTACTATCTTCAGGTTTAGGAACAACCATCGTAGTCATTGATGAAGCTCCTTCCTTTACTCTTTTTGCAACAAAAGTTAATTTGGTTTGCGTTGTTTGGTCACCGTTAATAACACTAACGTTGCCAGTATTTCGATAAATTTCATTCAGAACGTCTGGGGGAAGGGGCTCCGTCAAAATTGCCCCTTTCTCCCAGACTTCCTTCCCTGCTTTGAGGGTTACGTTTATTATCACCTTTTCGATCATATCGATTGTCCTCCATTCTGTACGACTAAGTGGTCGTAGTGGTACTGGAGCTGCTTGAAGTAGTGGTGGTGCTTGAAGCGGCACCTGCTGCCGTGGTTTGCACGGTTAGGATGTAAACGGCGTCCCGGTTATAAAGAATGGGAAGCCCTTTGTCCTGTACTCGGATCCATGTGACATCAGGATCCCAAGCATCGTGACGGTCGGTGAATTGACCGTAAGTGCGATTCAAACCAAATGGAGCTTGTTTGTACTCAGCAATCGCTTGTCCGTCAATGGTAGTCGCCATCATGAGGAACTTGTCGCTCGGGACATAGTACTTCTGCATGGTGACATAATCTTCGGATGCACGATAGGAATTGGCAGGCGCTCCGTTAATCTGGATTCTGCCTGCTTCCTGGTCGACTGCCAGGATGATAACATCTTCATAGGTACCCGCACTGGAATCCCAGAAACGCAAGGTCTGGTTGGGTTCAAAGTCGGTCGCCTCATCGACGGAGATCCACGTTGTGGAACCGCCAGTCACACCGGCCGTTAACCATCCTCTGACCTCGTACATTTCATCATAGATATAAAACTGATCTATGTCCAGCAAAGAACCGATGACCTTGGGATTGACACCAAGAAGGTCATTCAGATCGCCAGCGTACAGATTCCCACTGTCGGCTCCGCCTGCACCCCGCATAAAATCCGTCCGCCGCAAAAGCTGACGAATCGCTGTATCATTCGCCAACAGCTTCAAGACTTCGGAGTTACAAACGGCAATATTAATCATGCCTCCGGTGTCGTTGCGAATCTTGATCTTTGCATCCTGGATGTCACCCAGAATGTTTTTGCTTCCTCCGTCATTCCAGTTATAGGTACTTGCCAGAGTGACGTTGTGATCGTCGGGAATGCCGTAATCGATGGTAACACGGTACCCGCCTTTCACATGGTATGTAAACCCATTGTTAAAGAGCATTTGGGTCCACATCCATTCTTTCCGGCGATCGGACCGCCATGAAAGGGCGGCAAGTTCTCTCGCCAGTTTTTGTTCTGCCGACTGATAAACAGTGGGGTTACCCGGCTGTCTGAGGTTGTTCAAAAATTCCTCATCAAACGGCATTTTTTCCTTCCAGTAAGCGGCCTCCGCATAATGTTCAGCAATCCCGTGGGGTGCCGTTATATGTGCAGGTGCGCCGGGTGGCAGGAATGGTGTCATGCCTCTTCCTCCTCGCTGACTTTCCCATTTAATGGTACTTGACGGTGAATCGGATGAGGGAAAAAGGTTCATCATAAAAAACTTCGGAGCGTTCATAAACGTTGACATGAAGCCCTGAAGCACTTCGAGCCTTAAGATCGGTATATCTGATGCGCCTCGTGGCATAGAGTCTCACCTCCTTTCTATTTCATGTAGATAAATTGACCAAACGTTGAAGCCGAAATTTTCGTCTTCGCCGCTGCGTCAAAGTTTGCAAGCAAGCCGTCATAAAGCACAGCATTGCCAATGATTAATGTTGCGAGTGCGCCGGCCGCTCTTGAACCAATACCAGCGTGAACACTTTTTTCCAACAGACCTACACAGTCAGAATAGTTGTTCCCGGCTGCCCCAGCTTCTATCGCTACATAGCCTTTCCGTGCAACGGTAAAAGCGGTACCCCCGATATTCGTAGTCGCTGTAATCTTCGCTCTGTTGACATCG